GTATGTTTTTCAAAATCAGGTTGTGCTTCGTCTTTTGCTAATTCCCAATATACTTCAACAGGTGGTAAAATGCCACCCTGTAATGCACAAGCCATCCAATTAGGGTCAGGAACTAATATCTTTGCAGGATTGTCCATATCCTCTGGGTCTTCGTATACTACTCGTATATCTGATTGCACTTTCTCTAAGTTATCTTTCGCCCAATGTAATCGTTCCCATAAATGTGTTCCTTGAAATTCTGGTGTCTTCATGCTACATCTCCTTGTATTTGACCACTAACTATTGTGTTGTCAGAAGCTGAGTCAGACGCATTAAGGAACATAAAAAACCCCATAGTTGATGTAGTTGACTGTGCTTCTGAACGCATAGAACTATTTTCATAACTGTCTGAAGCACCACTTACAACACCACTATAATCGTCATTATTCATGTTGTTTGTAAAATTCATTTGATAAATTCCTGTGCCTACATCTGTTAAACTTCCTATATTAAAACTATCCCTTGCAGCTAAAGTTCCTGCCGTTCCATCAAAATTTGCCCAAACTTTACACACACCATTAAACACATAACTTGTATCAACGGACTTTTCTGTGCTTGTGTTCTTAGCATCAGAAGTTGTCAGCGTATCAAATTTTAAATTACCAAAAGTCATTATGCTAAGTCTCCTACAAACTGATTAGTAACATAGTGATAATCGTAAACACCTTGCGTAGTTGCATGACCAAAAGCTGATACAATCTCACAACTTCCTGTATCCACATCATTTCTATTGTGACATTGTTGACTATAATTCATGTTAATTACATCTTCATTTGCACCATGTGTTCCTGCATGACCATAACCCTCTGCTGTTGAAAAGTTATTTGTAAAATTAGGTTTATGAACACCCTCTGCTACATCTGTATAACTACCAACATTGAAACTATCTGTAGCAGAAATTGAACCACCACTGTGATTTCCTGCATACCAAACTTTAGTTAAACCCTGTTGCAGATTAGTCGTAGTAGAACCACCTTCACCTGTTACGGAGATTGAACCTGCTGTGGTTGTGCCTGTAAGAGTGTTAACTTTAACTGTACTCATGCTAAGTCTCCTCTCCAAGAAATACTTCCACCTTTTACTTCTGCAAGAGATGAAGAATAGTTAACACTCAATCCTCTTATTCTTGAAGCAGTAGTAGTTTGATTAAAGTTTCCTAAAACATAATCCCAATGTCCATCTGTTGAGTCATGTCCACCACCTGTACAGTTAGTACAGTATCCTTCACTACTAAACGCATTTGTATGTGTAAAAGTAGTATCACCTGCAGCTTCTTCTGTTACAGACGAAATATTTAAAGAACCTCTTGTATTTTGTGCAGTATAATCATAATTAATCCAACCTTTAGTAATTGCTTTAATCATGTTGGTGCTTTTATTAGAACCATCAACATAGGTAGAACTATTATTTACCTTAATATCTGTTCCTGCTGTTCCACCAGTTTTTCTAATTGTATCTGTAAATAAACTACTCATATAGTCACCAATGTTCCACCTGACTCAATCGTTAAAGTCACTCCACTTGCAACTGTAAATGGGCCAGTGACGTTAGCGTTCTCTGTAGCAAGTATTGTTATATCTGCTGTCAATGACTGAGCATTTGTTCGAAATAATCCACCACCTTTAAAGTTACCTTTGTTCTCAGCAGCAGGTGTTATTGTAGATGCTTGAGGTGCTAGGTAGTTTACAAATATGTTGCCTGTTCCACTTGATGGTGCGGCAGTAAATGTTAGAGTTGTACCATCAGGTATTGTATAAGCTGCTGTATCCTGTACAACACCATCTACAGATACAAGAACGTCTTGTACAGAACTTACGGCTGTTGTTAATGTAAATGTTGTATCACTTCCATCACCATTAAATCTTTGTACGGCTGTTGTACTTTGATACGCTGTTGCTACATCTTTACCTATATATGGCATTAGGTGATCTCCATAATGGATATAGTAATATCACTAGCTCCTGATGCCGTAAGTGTAATTTCATCAGTATCCTCTAATACTATTTTATTTCCTGCTAACAACTCAAGAGATGAACCTACAGGCACTGGTGCATTTTTAATCAAATGTACTGTATTATTAGCACCACTATTAGTTCCACTATGTGTTCTACTTGCTGTATCTGATACAAGTTTAACTGACACTGTAACTTGACTTGTTGTTGTGTTAGCAACCATAACCCCTAACAATATTGTTGCAACAACAGAACCACCTGCAACATAAATTTGTTCTTCAGATGTTATTCCTGCTGCTGTAACTGTTTTAAATGTATTTGCCATATCTTATCCTAACGCTATTGCTAATGCTGTTGCTTCGTCAGACGCTGCTGTAAGCGTTGTCTTTGCATCCAACTGTGTTTGTATATTTGATGATACATTGTTCAAATGTCCAAACTCAGTATTTGATATTGAACCATCATGTATTTTAGTTGCATCAATAGCTGCACCTGATGCTACACTTGCATTAACTACAGCGTTAGATGCTAATTGATCTGCACCCACTGCATCATCTGCTATCTTTGCTTGTGTAACATTACCATTAACAATGGAAGCTGTAACAACTGCATCACTTGCTAATTGATCTGCACCAACAGCATCATCTGCTATCATTGATTGTTCTACTGCATCAGCCTGTATTGTAGCTGATCCTGTTACGTTACCTGATCCATCAAAACTAGCAGATGTCCAAGCAACATCCCCTGTCATTGCAATAGTTCTACCTGTAGCTAATGCTGTGGCTGTGTCTGCATTACCTGTTAAAGCACCTGTAACATTTGCTGTAATCGCATCTGGCAATCCAATAGTTACCGTTCCTGAATTTTCTGCAACTTGTACTTCGTTACTTGTTCCTAAAAATGTAACTGTTCCACCTAACGCTATGGCAGTTGAACTAGAATTATCTGCTACAGTTATGCTTGAGTTAGCTAGTTTAGCGTTTGCAATACTACCTGCTAATTTATCATTAGCAATACTACCAGCCAACATTGTATTTGAGACTGATCCAGTATCTCCTGTACCAACTAATGTACCTGTTGTTGTTGGAAAACTAGCTAATGCTTTATTATGATTTACAACATTAGACCCAAGAACAATTGCATGATTACCCATAAATCCATGACTTGAACATTGATAATACAATATGCTTGGAGTATCTTCGTCTACTGCTATTTGTAAATATGTACTAGTTGTTGTGACATTTGTTGTATATTGTGCAGTTTTAGCAGCATCTAAATAAAGTCTAAATGGATGATTTGACATATCGCTCGAGCTAAGAGTAAATCTATAATAATATTCTGCACCAGATGTCACACCATCAGTGCCATGTAGTGTTATAACAGGTGACTCTATACCATTTATAAAGTATGCATTACTACTTGAAGAACCTCCTGATGGATATGGATGTGCTGCTGTTTTACTCGCTACTGTAACTGTAAATTCTACAGGCGATGAAGAACTACCATATATACCTGCGTGTGTATCAGCAGAACTAACTCCTACATTGATAATATCTTGTCCACCCATATTTATATTGCCACTTGCATCTTGAAACACTGCTTTATCAGCAGGGTAAGTCATAAAGATAGTTCTTGTACCAGATGACCAATTTATTGCACTACCAGTTGAACTCGCTAATAAAGTTGTTCTTGCTAATTTATCTGTTGATGAATTATATGTGCCTATACCAATTTCAAAACTATTATTATCTGTACAAACATAATAAGTGGTATCATTCCCACTCATATCAGCACTAAAAGCTTTAAACCCACTTACTGCACCAAGTAGATCATAATCGTCAGAAGCACCAGTGGTGTCAGTGGTTTCTTTAACTCTGTCTTTTATTACTAAAGCCATTACTTCAACTCAATACTCAAATTTGTTGCGTTTATTCTAAATATGTCATTTTGTGCTAGAGTTTTACTTGCATCTAATTCACCTACAAACAGTATGTTACCACTTGAACTTGCGTCTGCGATAATCACATGAGTGATTGTAACATTGCCACTGTCTGTCTTTGCAGGAAACTCAATAGCACTTGTGTTCTTTGCTGTCTGTGTATCTGTTGAGTCAGCACCTATTGTAGTCCAACTAGCTGCTGGTACCTGTTGTCTAGCGTACCCACCAAAACTTGCTTCTGTTACTGAGCCCGTTTCAGCCGCAGATACTGCTGTACATAGTCCAACATATATACTGTCACCTGGACTTGAGAAACTAAGAGAATTATTTTTAAATAAAAAATGTAATAATCTTCTTTCTAAATAGTTGGTTGCTGCATTTGAGGTTGCCATAATTTATCTCCTATGTCCTTGCTCTTCTAGGTAATCCTTGCCTATAAGCATCAGCATTTTCCCTAGCCTCACCTAAATCTTTTAATCTCATAAGTTCTTCATTAAATCTTTTTTCATACATAACTAAAACGTCTTGTTCACCCTTCATAAAAATGTAAGCTTCATATAACGCTCCATATAACATAGCATTTCGTGCATTCGTGCTCAACCATGTTGTTGTAGTATCACTTGAAATGGCAGATATAGCAGAAGATGCACCGGTTGTGCCACCTGTTACTGTTTCACCACTTGTAAACGCAGTTGTTGGAACAATAATTGTTAATTTGTTTGTACTGTCGTTTTTGCTTTGTATGGTAGCTGTAGCACCGCTAGAGGCCCCTGTTATAATCTCATTAACTGCCAAACTAGATGTAGAAGCAACTGTTAATTCAATTGTACTGTCAGCTAAACTTGTAGGTCGATAATAATAATGTAATTCTACAGAATAGTTACTGTTAGGTGTGGGTGCAAGTATAAAGTTATTTACATCAAAGCGTGCGTAATATTTAGGCGCACCAGTTGTAGAACTATTTGGGTTATACTCTTGTATAAAATTTACATCTTTTTCTAACAAAAACTCTATGTTGCTAGAGTTTGTTATAGATAAACTAAAAGAAGCTAAATAGTCATCTGGCACAGATAAAAACCTATCAGAGGATGTTGTAGCACTTGTTACGTTTTTACGAAATACTTCAAAGTCAACTGATTTAAATATCCTATTTTCAGTTGCTCTAATAAACTCTCTTAAATTATTAACAAAAGTCGTTTCACTATTTTCTGAATAATCTTGTATGGCTGACTTTAATGTTGTTAAGGTGAAACTCATTTAATCCTCCAAGGTGACAGGACCAGCGGAAGCTATGCTACCCCCACCTTTTATTGAACCAGTAACAGCTGTACCCGTTACAGATATTGTATAATTATTTTCATCCACCACACTCACAATCGTAAACCCACTTGAGTTCTCCATTGCACTACTTGTAATACCGTCAAAAGGTGCAACGTCTCTAAACCTTACTGTGCTTGAAGCTGATCTTCCATGAGCGTGTTCTTGAACAGTTACTGTCGTAGGATTTACACTAGCTGCTCCAGTTGTAAAAGGGTTTAATCTTAATAATACAGCGACTGCCGGTTCTGTTCTAGATGGCCTAGCATCTCTTAAAGCTTGCGCATCAGCTTTTTTTGGTCTTGGATCTAATTGAGGGTGCTTACGCTCGTACTCTGATTTGGCTACAATAGAACCATTCCACTCTCTTACCTTATGACGATATGGAAACTTTAATCCGCTTCTGTCTGATATAAAATAAGCATTTTTTCCAGATGAAAAACTCATTAACCCACCTTATAATAATCCATACTAGGCGTAATATTAAACGAGGACCTGTCTCTGTCTTCAGCCATAGCTCTGTCAAACTCCTCTTCATACACACTTTTTAATAACTGTATTCTTTCTGGTGCTCTTTTAAGTGAAATATAATAAGCTAATCCAGCTGTTAAACAAGGATAAAAACGAAAAGGTATTTCTAATGTATTTTGAGCAGTATCAGCATCATTCATTCTTGTAAGAGCGTCATATCTAATTACGTCTGTGCTGTTTTCAGGAGCAGGCCATATTTTTAAATTAGGTGTTATTTGTCTGTCTAAGAAAAATTGTGTAGGTCTACCTGTGCTTGTTTTTGTTGGAATAGCTAGATAAACATCTCTACTAATCCTAGTCATATTAAAATCAGTATTACTTCTTCTTACTACAGCAGATAAGATGTCTATAACATCTGTACCTAAATCATACTCAGTATCATCAGCAGTTACTGTTTGTGTTCTCTGTTCTATTGTCCATTGATTTAAACCACGGTTTGCCCACTCAGCTAACATTAAGTTTAATGATCTACGAGCACTTTTAAGATCATATCCTGTTCTTACTTCAAGACCACATCTTTCAAAAGCTTCTTCTATATACTCAT